TATCTGTCTGTTATTGGTGATGAGAATGTTGTCAAAACCATCATTAGTAACTTTAATCATGGCAGGACAGTTGTAGCAACGAGGTCAATGTCTTTTGATATCCAGCGATATCACTTTGATTACTCTGCAAGCAACAGTGCTGGGTTGTCTCATATCGTATTCTACAGAAAAGCTACTGCAAATAATGATTATATCAATATGCCGTTATTCTTGGAACAAGACGATGCCGTAATTGCGGCAGCTCATGCTAATGAAGTTCCAAGTGAAGTTATTGACATGGTATATCAGCATATCGCAAAACATTCTACCATTCCTGTCATTGAAGACTGGAAAGGATATATTGTTCGTGAACTTGTGTCTTCATATTGTTTCCGTAGATGTTATATTGGCACTGCCCGCGATATTTCTGAGATGAATTATGGTTTTAAGACAGCATATTACTTTTCTGCAAGAAGTTCTACGGTTATCGATATCATCAAAAGGGGGCTCGCAAATCGCGCAATCAGTATTGATGGCTGTAACGAAAAAAGTTATCAGCTTGATCATGTAACTGGTTTTAATTCATATATCGAGGCTTTTGGTCAGAACTTGGCTCAGAAAATCACGGACACATTTACTCCGTTATTTAATCCGGCATCAGAGAAAGTCAGCGAAAACGTAGAAGATTTTTCTGATATTGTTTCTACGCATACAGACGTATTGATGTTTGAAACACAGAAAAATGCAGTAGAGGCGTCTGTTCGAAGCATGCGAAAGAACAAACATACCATTATTTCTGGTGAAATGGGTGTGGGCAAGAGTCTTATGGCTACTGCATCTGTCTCCAGTCACGCAAGCAAACCGAACTTCTCTTGTTTGGTTATGTGTCCTGGAACTATGCCAGAAAACTGGAAGCATGAAATTGAACGTTTTAACCAGTTCTCGGAAGTTTATATTATCAATTCCATGTTGGATTTGTTTGAGCTCAAGAAAAAGATTCAGGATCCGTACCGTAAACGCTCTATTTGGGGCATTGTAACATACGGAACAGTAAAAAGTGATTACACAGAACATCCTGCTGCAGTATGGAGCAAAACAAAAGGATGTTTTGTATGTCCAGATTGCGGGCAGCCTATCCGTTCTATCTCTCCTTACAATGAAAGAGGGGAAAGAACAGGCACTGTTGTATATGGACGCAAGTCGGATTTGTTGTCATTCCTTGACCAAGATGATAAGAACACTTTTTGCAATAACAAAATTGAAGTCAAAGAAGGAGATGAAGTTCATTCTCATACCTGCAATGCACGCTTGTGGACTATGGCATCCAAGAAAAACATTGGAAACTGGATTAGGTTGAAGAAAATTGGATGGGTGTTGGAAGATAAGCTGGCCGACACAAAACTCCTTGCTGAACGTCGCTTGAACATGGCTTCTGATAAAGCGACGGCAACATACAAAAAGGAACTGAGGGCGGTTATTCAGGCTATCGAGGAATATGAACGTACAGGAAATAGTATAGTAACTATGCCAGCGCGCTATTCAATTGCTCGTTATATCGCAAAGCATATGAAAAATGTCTTTGACTATACCATCTTTGACGAAGTTCATAAGCTGGCAGGCGATTCTGCTCAGGGAAAAGCATTTGGTGACATTTGTAATGCATCAAAGAAAACGCTGTCATTGACAGGCACAATCTCGAATGGGTATTCTTCTGGTCTGTTCCATCTGTTGTTCAGAACTCAGACAAAGAATATGCTGGAAGATGGTTTTGGCCACAAATCTGAATCTGATTTCGTAGACCGTTATGGCGTAAGTGAAACCACCAAGAAAGATTATGCTCAGATTTTGTGGAATCAACCCAACGAAGAAGGTGGATATCGTTACGCAACCGTCTCTAGCGCTGGCGGCAAAAGAAAGAAAGAAGTTGCTGGTGTAAATCCTGCTGTATTCCCGAACTACCTGATGAACAACACGGTATTCATTTCTCAGAAAGATATTACGGAAGATTTGGTCCCGTACACGGAAATTCCGATTGGTGTTCAGATGGATTCGGAACAGTCTGCTGCTTATACAGAAATGTTTGATATTGTAACGCAGCGGATGAAACACACAGGCAAACTTGCTATTGGCAGTACCATTAACTATCTGTCTATGTTCTTAGACCAGCCTTATGGTTTGGATGGTGTTGTAGATAATAATGGTAACGAGGTTATTGCGCCAGTTGAACTCAGCGACACAGTAATTCGAGCCAAAGAACAGGAGCTTATCAATCTGGCCATCCGTAAGAAAGAAGCTGGAGAGAAGATGCTTGTTTATACGCACTGGACAAATATCTTGAACACTCAAAACAGATTGAAGGTATTGCTGGAAGAGAACAATATCCGTGCAGATATTATGCAGAATGTTAAGCAGGAAAAACGACAAGAATGGATTAATGACAAAGCAAAAGATGTTGATGTTCTTATTTTGAATCCAAAACTTATCGAAATCGGCTTAAACCTTCTGGAATATACCACAATTGTCTTCTACCAGATGGGCAATGAACTTTCTGTAATTCGTCAGGCATCGCGCCGTTCTTGGAGACTTAATCAGACAAAGCCGGTTGAAGTTTACTTCTTGTATTATGCAAACACTATTCAGGAACAACTTTTGGCGGCGATTTCGTCTAAGCTTAAGGCAGCATCCGCCATTGAAGGCAACTTCTCCGAAGAAGGACTGAGCTCAGTAAGTAACGATTCGGATATCATGACGCAAATGGCTTCCAATATTGCTAACAATGTTCATATTGAAGTAAATGCAAGTCAGTTTGAAAAAATTGGTTCTATGGACGCCATTGAGAATAGAAAGAAACGTCTTGAAGGCCTTGTGCGTTTGGACAATCTTCCGAAGTTCTCTTATAAGAAGTCTATTGTCAAGAAGCCTCAGAAATTTGATTTCTATGCCGCATTCTAAATAAGTTCAAAATTTGTATTCTAGGATTGTGTTTATATGAGCTTGTAAAGGTAATAATATTACCGTATAAATACGATCCTAGCAACAAGTTTTGAAAAAATGGAGGAAAAAAATTTGTTAAGATGGAAACGTGTAACTAATCCATTCGAATGGGAAAGATGTCATATCACAGGAGACTATATTCGATATGGAGAATATTATCTTCAGGATGACGAAGATGGATTGGTTGTTAGCGCTAAGATTTACGCGCAAATGAAGAAAGAAAAACGCGAAGCTGAATTCGATTATTCTCGATTGGAAAATGCAGAGAATGAACATGAATACGCTGAAGCACTTAAGGAAGCTGAGATCGCACAGAAAGCGGCCTCCCTTCTGGATAGACCCATAGAAGGGAGATATGGTTTCTAAATGCCTAAATACAGATATAATGGTACAGAAGTTGAGTTTGAACTTGAACCAAACTGGCAACAGTATTGTGAAGGCGGTACACATGATGGTGCAGCAAGTTGGAACAACTTAGCAGACGCCACAATAAAAGGGCTCCCTGGAACTATAGGACTTTTAAAAAAAGTTATGCCAGCCGGAGCTGAAATCTCTATAACATCCGGATGGAGAAGTGCCGCTTACAATGCTTCTATAGGTAGTGGCAGTGGTTCACAGCATCTTACTGGCGCCGCTATTGATATTGTTGTCGGTGACCATGCTTTCATGAAAGAGTTTGCAGAGTGTGTATCAAGGCAAAGCTTCGTTGATGGAGACAATCCGCGTGGCAGTGCATGGTACATGGGCGCTTCCCATGAAGGTACTGGATATCATATCCATCTTGACAATTATCTCGGTGGATTGGCAGATGAAACGCCTGAACAGCTAAAAGAACTGGAATCTCAATGTGCAAGAACTGGTGGTATTCCGAAGCCGGGAAATGGTAATTTCAATCCAAACAACACGGCAGGAGGCCCGCCATCCTCTATTTCAAAAGATTGCCAGATTCAGGGGAATACAATATTTATTAATCCGCGCGGAGCAACGTTTGCGGAACCTATGTATCCTGATCTGCAGTATGTTGCTGGCAATATTCCTAATTCATTAATTGAACAGATTATTTCTGACAACAATGGCAAAGTAGCAGACCTTAAAGCTTCCGCTTCGCCATATAAGACTTTATCTGGTACAGCAATGAAAGACCTTACTGGATTAGATTTTGGAGGTTTCACTACAGACGTTGCTCAAGCAGAGCGACAGAAGGTATACGACGCAACGAAGAGCCGCAATGAAATGAAGCTTCCTTCAGGCGGTAAACCTTTAAACAATCATGACAGATATCCAGTAGATTTAAAGGCTGAAGAACTTGAAACACATCAGCCACAAGTTAAACAAAATGAAATTTCATTCCGTCATATTGATGATGATAAAGCTATCTTAGCAGCTTCAATACTGACAGGGTTAGACCATGCAGAAAAACGTATCGTAAAACTGGAGAATGTTTTAGCTACAGTAATGAGATATGTTTGGGGAATGGGCGGCCGCATGTTTGTCAATTGCGTATATTACGGGGGGCAAGACCATCGGGCCAAATACAAATGCATTCGTTGTATGAAAGATGACCGTGTAAATGATGGTCAGGTTATGCAGATAGACCAATGTTTGTCTTGTAGTCGCTACGAGCCGATATATGGACAAAGCTACGAAATTCTCAATGAACTCGGAGCTAATCTTGGTAGTATTTTAGATGATTGTCAGATGGGATACCAGAACATGAGAGATTACTTGAAATTCACACGTTCTGACCAGCATCCAGAAAAACGACTCGATGTTCGCTTTGACCCATCTCAAAATGCAATCAGAGACCAGGCCGAAAAAGACTTTAAAGATGAATGGGACGAAGGAATCAAAATGAAATGGAGACTTGTCCCAGTTGAAGGCCAGAAACCGAATACCAATTGGCGCCAAGACATTAATCATCCAGATGGAACACCGAAAAAACTTCCGTCTTATCAATATAATCCAGCCAATGCTGGACAAACTGGTAGCAATACTGCAGCAATTGCATGCGCTATTACTGCTGGCCAATGCAAGGAAATCATGGCTAAGCACTATGCGGCCATGAAGAATAGTTCAGATGCTGAAGTACAACGTTGGTACAAGGAAGGCGAAGAACATGCAACTGGAAGCGGCGGAGCATGTCTTGCGACTATTAACAATATGAATGCAGATGGTTATGCACAAGTATTAAAAGATGTATCAGCATCAAAAGGTGTTGATCCACTTTTGATGCTTTCTATTTTTAGTGTTGAATCTAAAGGAAAATTACATCAGACCGGTTCTTCTGCAGGCACTGGTGGCGGCATTGGTCAGGTTCAATCACTAAAGGGAAGAGAAAATCAAACCACCGCCGAAGAAGAAATTGGAGCATCGATCGATTGTTTAAAAGGGAAAATGAGCGACAAAGATGGAGGCAATCCAATTTTTGGCGTAACAGCTTACAATTGTGGTGAAGGAAATCTTGAATTATGTCAAAAGTTAAGAGGTCCTGACCAGATGTTTGACCAAAACTGGGTAACGACCCTTAATCAGGACATGAATGGAAAACCAGTTACAATGGCATACTGGCCGAAAGTTGTTTGCGCTTACGCAAAATTTGTAACTATGCCAGAGAAGCTTTCTGCTCTTGCTAATGGCGATGGTACTTCTAATTTTGAATTTCCGTTTATTGACGAGAAGCTCAAAGACGTTAAATTTGTTAAGGATTATGAAGTGTCTAACCAAGGCAACGGTGCTTCCTCTATTAATCAGGCCATTGAATTTTCTTGTCCGAATGGCTCTGAGATTCATGCATCTACTCAAGGTGTTGTCCGTAATGGCGGCGAAAAAGACCCGCAAAAAGGTGACTGGATTGACGTTGACTATGGCAACGGAGAACATATCATCTATTGTAATATGCTTGGCTGGACAGACAAAACTAAGAAGATGTTGGCCAGCAAAGGCGGTAGTGGAGAGGAAGCCTTTAAGCAAGGTGAGGTTATCGGTACTTCTACGGAAAAACTTACTATTATATATATGAACAATGGTAAGCCTGATGACCCCAAAAAGAAGTGGCGTTCTTTGAATGGTAAAGTTTCTGATCAGGATTCCTTAGGAACTCAGATTCAAAAAGGTGAAAACAGCGCAACAACGCCAAAAGACTTTAGTAAAGTTGTTGTTGGCGGTGCTGCAGATGGCTCCTATGATATGGATGATGATAACAACTATATCTGGAAAGAAGACGACAAGAAGGTTGTCAAGGAGAAAGAAAAGAAGAATGCTGCAACAGCACCTGGAGACAAAGAAGATGAGAACCATAGTCATGGTAAGGCCCCGAACGGGAAGTATTATTCTAACAATGACTGGGATTATCTGAAGAAGACGAATCCGACATGGACTGATGAACAAATTAAAGCAGTTCTCAACGAAGACGAAAAATATAAAGAAACTAAATCTGAAGAAGAAAAGAAGGCAACAACGGAACTTAATGGAAAAATTAAGAATTCAATCATTAGTGCATATGCTGAAATTTATTCTGTCGCTAATGGAACTGACGTTGCTGGAGCTGAAGTGGCTTCTACAAAAATAGCAGAAGACTTCATTAATGACCCTGAAAAGACAATGGAACGAATAAAAGATGGCGGCATTATCAAAATTGATAAAGGAGACAACCGTAGTCAGTTAATTGTCGACAAAGTTATCGCTCTGTTGAAAGAACAGGTTCCTGAAGTCAATAAGCTAAAAAAATTGTCAAAAAAAGAAGAATCGAATAAGAAAGGTTAATACATATGGAACTTTTTACAATTTTAGACTATAAAAAAATCACTTATAAGTATCTCAGAAAGACCTGGCCGGAATTAGCAGGTATCACCATTGAACATATGATTGATGAAGATATCAACAATGTGAAGTCAGTTACGGAATATAAACGTCTTGCAGAATACTATTGTGACGCTTACCATCCGAACGAAACAGTTCTTGATAGAGAAAAGGCTGTTGAAGAAGACATCAAGGCTATGAAAGCAGATGAAGCTAGACAGGAACTTGAATCTCAGAAGAAAGAACAGGACGAGATGATTGCTCAGAGAAGCGCCGAAGCTGAAGCCGATGATGATGAAGATGGCTTAGCACTGTAATTTACGAGGGGCGCAAGCCCCTTGTTTTATGAGGACTTTTATGATTTCAGATATTAACACTTTAAATGACACCATAGAACAACTTGTTAAAGATGTGAATTGTCAGTTTCCAGCTTTCTCAAACAAAATGGACTCGGAAACAGCGAATAAAATTTTTAACCAAATGGTTGAAACATTAAATACGCTGTATGAAAAAACCAGATTGGTAGAAGATTTAAGGTTGTTTGCTAAACAATATATCCAAAATGAGTTCAAAAAGAAAGAGGCAAACTTCAAACAGGCTGCTCAACTTATCGTAGAAGCTGGCGAAGATTATGAAAACAGCACAAAAATCTGCCACGAAATTGGTTTTACCCAAAAAACAATGCAATTAACTGACCGCAATGGAATGAGTGTTCCATATGCTGACTGCACTTTAGCGGACACAGTTCTTATGGCTAATGAAAACTTGCAATCTCCTCAGGTTGAAAGTATCAACACAACGTCGAATGAATTGGCGTATAGACGGATGAACAATACTTGTGAAAATTATCGTTCTTTTTATGTCTTGCATATCCCCAACGCAGATGGCATTGTTGAAGATATCCAAATTATCTTCAGGAAACCAATGACCGTAAATTATGTAGATTTACAGATTTTTGGCTGTAATCTTGATAATATCAGCCTTATTCGACATGATAACCAAGTTTTACCATTGGACTCTAAAGTAAAAGGCTTTAAGCCGCAACGTATAAAAGGAATTCAGGTCAAGCTTGCTTGTACATCATTTGATAGATTATCTGTAGGCATCCCTGTTTCAACCAAAACAACAGAAGTTAATCAGGCATATTTGCCCAAGCATTTGGTTGAATCTGTATTTAATGAATACCTGAAAGGAGTACGACATGTATAAAAATAAACTGTCTGGTGAGTATATCACTGATGATATTATCATCTCTGAAACTTCTGAAGGTATCACATACTTTAATGGGGATACTTGGATTTATGTCAATGCAGAAAACATTGAACCCATTACTTCGGCCAATGAAACAATCATTAAATATGTTGACGAAGCAGGAAATGTTCTTAGTAGCAACGTAATTGAGTCAACCGATGATACACTTGAGATAGAGAATGAGTTTGCTTATTATTTTGGCATTACGTCTATGACTGCTACAAATAAGAAGTATCTTCCTACATGCGCCTTTATATCTGATCCGGTGTCAGTTTCTGGTCGAAGGAAAATTGCCTTGGAAGCTGACTTTACAGAAGGCGATAATGGCTCTATCGAATTTAGTATCATAGAAGGAACAACTGAAACGCCGATTATTCCAAAAGGTGTTAAAACAATTCATAATGAAAAGCTGTTTTTTGATATCCCTTTGCGCTTTGAAGGAAAAGATTGCAAACTGTATAAGAACTTTAAATATACTGGAGCAAGCGTAAAGACAGCTGATTTCACTCTTGATGATATTTATACCGTAGACTATACACCAACAAACGGTTTTGAATATCAGCCGAAAAAGGGCGAAGTAAAAATCAAAGCCATTATGCGAATGTTCACTCCAGATGGGATACCGCCACAAATTAACCAATTAAAGATTGTAGAGGTTTAATTTATGTCAGACACTACAAAACGATTGGAATCTGATATTCGAGACTTACAAAACAAAATTGATTCAATTTTAGTTGTTGAGCCGCCCGAATATGATGAATCAGATATCCGTCAAATATATATAGATGACTTGCTAGAGAAAGAAAAAACGAAGGAAGCAGATGAAATTGCCAATCTGCCCTTAGGGGTTCCGATGTCCAAGCAAGTAAAAATAAATGGCGATGAAGAGCCGAAGCTTTTTGATATTAATACTATCATTACAAAAGCTTCTTTGGATATGTTCTCTATCGACACAAAGTTAATAAATGCTACGGCTAAATATACAGGTTTAATCAGAAGCACAATGGAGCGTATGCTTTTTGCTGAAAAGAGAATCTTAACAGAAAAACAACGCTTAGAAGATATCAATATGATATGCTCCAGTTATAAAGAATTTTCCAATGTAAAAACACTAACGGAAGATGATTTTTCTGGAGACTGTGAATATGACAAAAATACCAGAACGGCTTTCGCATCATCTACCAATCATCAAGAAGTACCCCTTGAAGTAGTTAGCATTACTGGAAATGGATACAATGGAAATAAGTATGTCTATAAAGATGGCGAATTTGTCGAAGACAAATTAAGCACAGCTCTTATTGATAATATCGTTGATGGCTCTATGCTTACATCATTTGAGTATTCTAGGGTATGTGGAACAGAAAAATACAATAGCGATGTAAACCTAGATAACAAATCCGCAATTTGTACAATTGAATTGACGTCAGGAAATACTCCAGTGAATACAGTAAGGATTAATTCAACTGACACAAAGATCATTGTTCGAAGCATCCTAGTTTCAGCCGATAATGGTAAAACATATCATGCCACTCCATTTAAGAGACGGGCGCTCGGCGGAAATATTTATGATGATTTTACGTACATTAACGAGAGTAATATTATCGCTTTTCCTAAAACGAACTATTTTAAGATTGTTTTTGAATCAGACAATACTTTCGCAAATGAAGAGTTAGCTTATCAGAAAACCGTAATTGAAGAAGATAATGTCGATATTCAAGTTACAAAAATGGTTAACGCACAGCGTAAAGTAATTACTATCGACAACATTGCTGCTTTTTGTGGGACATACCAGAAAGCAACGCTGCAGACTTATCAGCTCGTGCCTTTGAATACAGAGATTGGCTCTATTGCAGTCTTTTCTAATGAGTATATCCCAGAATACTTAGGAGAAAAGAATCTCATCAAGTATACTTTTATTATTAATGGTGAAGAATATGAGGTTGTTCCTATAAATAGTAATAAAAGTGGAACAAAAATGATTTGCTACAGAGAGTTCTCTTACATGGAACCATCAGTAAAGATGCTGGCAGAATCCATCAAATCAGCATATTTACGGGTAGATATTGATGTTACAGATCAAAACTGTACTCCATTTGTAAATAATTTAAAAGTTTGTATAGGAGCATAAGTATGTATGATGATCAATTAAAGAAAATAAATGAATACAGGGTCATTATAAAACAAAAGCTTTTGCAACAAGATCAGTATCCTACAACACCTATCGTAAATAGTCTATTAGACAAAATTGATATGCGTTATTCTCTCTTGGAGCACGTATTCATAGCGAAGGGCGCCGATTTAGACCTTAACCGCTTTAACTATGAACTGTATTGTTTATACAGGGACTTAGTTGTTTTGTTTGAATTAGCATATGATTTAGAATCTAAGAAGTTTGTAGAGCTTGAAGCTTTCGTTAACGGATACCTAAAAAGCTTAGAATCTCTTGCTGATACCTGCGAGCAAAAAGCAAACCTCCAAACAGAAACGACTTCGCTAGGAAAAATGGTCTTGTTTATGAATACAGGATTTGATATCGAGTTTAAAGACGACAAGACAATAATCAACCTTGGAGCACTCGAAGTGGAAGCCCAAAGTAAGCTCTCATGTTTTATTGACGGCCTTGGCTTCAACCAAGATAGCGCAGCATTCAAGTTCAAACAGGGTGATACAGTTTTGTCCTGCTCTCCCTATTCCGTAAACTCTGACTTTGCCCAGGTAGGCGGAGAAGTAGAAGTTGTAGAGCACAAATACACACCTGATAAGGACAGTCGTATTTGGACTAACTTTAAAATACCAGACATCACAGCAAATGATGAATATGGGTATGAAGCTTATGCAGGCAAAAATCAAATCCTTATTAATAGCTCAAGCACCGTCATTGATAAGGATGTAAGTATTTCTGTGCCAGCAGAAACAACGGTTCGCTTTTATATTTACAAAGGAAAGACATTTTCAATAGATATGTCAGTAGCACCTGCCACGAAAAACTTTGAGGAATATGAAACAACCTCCTTACCTGACGTTGCAAAGGTTGAATTTACGACAGACCAGTACACATCTTTCTCTATCCAGACGGACGGAGAAATATATGCTGAAAAAATTCAAGTGGAAGCAAAAAATGATGAATTGTTTGTTACGAGTATCTTGGAATCTAGGGATATGATAATTCTTGAAACTATTCCAGGGAAACCTGTTAAGTTTGATGATGTACAGGTTATTTTGTATAATGCTGCGCAAGATACTCTGGATATTAGTAGTATTGCCATTAAGCAATTAACCAATGTTAAGAGGTAACGGAAAATGATAAAATACAATATGCGATATCGAGGCCCATATGAATACGATAAATACGCATTAAATATTTTGCAGTTTCATAATGAAGTTAATCGAATTTCGGATAAACTTGCAAGGGATAGCAGTAGCAGCCTTAAAAAGTTGGCCCAGCAACTGGATGAAAAGATTAAGGCCATGCAGAGCTACCAGCAAAAGATATCGATTATGATGGAGGTTGGCCGTGAAATATAACAAAAATTCTTCTGAGTTCATGGAGACATTTGACAATGCGGTAGAAAAACTGGATACAGTAGAACAGGAAATCAAAAAAGCCGAAAGCGTTTTTCTGTCTAAGCTATCCTTATTTAACTATCAACAGGAGTATACCTCTCAGGTAGTCAATTCCTTATATAACAAGTTAAATCAGGGGGCTAAGACTGATAAGATTGTTTTTGCGCATACGGAAAAGTTGGGCGGTATATATGATATATATGGTATAACAATCCATCCTGCATTTATTCGTACACCTAACAATATCCTTAACTTTAAGAGCTCTACTGGCCCGATTTTCAAAAACAATATGACTGTATCTGTAAATGGTGCAGAAGACGAAGACTTTAAATACATGCTTATGCATGATGATATCGCTGAAAAGGGTATCTGTATCAAAGAATATTCCAGTAACAGCCTTACTTTGGATATTAGCTTGTCTAAAGCTGGCGCTATTGGGGATATGAAAATGAATACGATAGAGATACTTCCCTATCTGTTTAGTTCTTTTGATATCACCAAAATGGAAATATATGAAAAAGGAAGTTCCTCTCCGGCGCATAGATTGACAAACTTAATCGATGTTGGCGCAGCACGGTATATCCTTAATGAAAAGGTATCGTTGAGCCGCATTGTTATGAATATCAATCTAAAATACAAGAACCCGAGAACTAATAAATATGTTTTCGGATTGCAGCACTTGTATTTTTTAAATGCTGACTTCAATAAAGACAGCTATGTGGTTGTTCGTACAGAACGCAACAAGCAGATTGAATATGTATATGATAACCTGTTGATTGGCAGCCAGTTTGGTACAGCATCACAAACAACAGCAACAGAAATGGGCATCGAGTTCTATCTGGACTATACTAATTCTCAGTTGATGAAGAAGATTGAAACATCCACCAAGGAGCTTCCTAGCTACATTTCGATGAACGCAAAGGCTTTGTACGTAAAAGTTCCAGTGACAATGCCGATGATGTCCATTACACCTGATATTCGCATAGCAACAAATTAATTATAGAGCCATCTTTTGATGGCTCTATTTTTGTTTTTGTGTTAAAATACAAAAAGAAAGGCGGTGTTTTTTATGGTAGACACAAAAAAAGATACTGAAGTCTTTTATACAGACCACGTTGGAAGTTACCCTTTTCAAGATGAAACAAATAGAATCAAGACAGAGAAAATGCTTGAACATTTGGTTGAGTCTTTAGGAGAACAGCAATACAAACAAATGCAGTTTGATATTTTCGAGCAGTGTGCTCCGTTCAAGGTTATTGACAACACGACCATCCCTGACTCGGTATATAAAGACAGCTACATAGAACGGGGGCGGTTCTATTATCATCCCAAACTTCGGATTAACTCAAAACCTCCCTGCTTTAGCTTCGAGAAGGGGATAACTATTGTTTACCCCTATTTTACTGAGCCTATCGAGCGGTTCACCATTGACAATATTATTGAATATGGCTATAATAGTCTACGGATTCCAACATTTTTGTTAGATACCCAGAAAGACAAAAAAGCTATATCGTATCTTTTAAAGACTTTTAATAACAACCCACATGCATCTGCCCTAGACCTTCTGCTGTACACCATAGATTGTGCTGCTTCTAGCGGCCGCAGAGTAACCTCTTTGATTTCTATGAGTGATTTTGCAGTAGAAGGAATTGAAAAGCTAGACCGAATCAAGACTGAAGCAAAGGCTCGTGGGTACGATCGATATATCTGGAGGTGGGAGGTAGAAACGACATGAGTTTCTACATGGAGTTTGGCGGGAAAGTCAATGGCTTCTTTAGAAGAAATAAAGAAATCTGTTTAGACATTCCTGGTGCCAGAGAAAAAATGATTGCCTCCATGCGTCAACAGTGCAATAATACAGATGTATATTATTGCACATATGTATATGATGATAACAAGAACAGAGATAAAGCAAAGTTCTATTCACCATTATATTTTGACATTGACGCTGGGGATTTCTCAGAAGAAAACTTTAGCATTGCGCGCAATGACACGCAAAAATTAATCATGTATCTTAAGACATGGTATTTCCTGAAAGAAGAAGATATTCACATATTCTTTTCAGGGTCTAAAGGTTTTCACCTTATTATCCCTCCTGAAGTCTTGGGAGTAACACCTGATAATCTGCTAAATATCATATATGGACACTTTGTTAAGCGAGCGGCTCGTTTGATGAAGATTGAAACTATTGACACAAGAATCTATGATAACAAAAGACTCTTGCGAATGGTCAATAGTATCAATGGAAAAACGGGGTTATATAAAATTCCTATAACCCATGAGCAAATGAAAACGCTAAGTCTTGAAGCAATAAGCGAATATGCAAAGCAACCAAGAGAAATGGCCTATCCAGCGCCGAAATTAAATAGTAAGGCCGTAGAAGTTATTTCTTCTCATATTCGAGCTGCTATTCAAGAGCGACAACAAATGATGAAAGCAGACAAACGCCCCGTCTTTATTCCAAAAACGAAAAAGCCACTTTTGCCATGTGCAAAAACATTGCTATTGACGCCTGCCCCAAAAGGACGGCGAAATAACACTTTGGTGGCACTATCGTCCAGTCTTTTACAGAGTGGTTGGAAGAAAGAAGAGGCAAGGGAAGTTCTTTTGCAATGGAATAGTAATAACGAAGCTCCATTGACTCAGTATGAAATCGATAGAACAATTAAGAGCTCGTTCGATATGCTGAGCCATGGAAAAAGATATGGTTGCGGTGCTTATCAGGATTTGATGGGAAACAAAGCCTGTTGTCAAAATTGCGCCGTAAAACGAAAGAAACAAAATAAGGTGGAGGTTCCAAAATGGAAACACAAGGATTAGGGTTGGATGATTTATTATCTTCTGTTAAGGCAGAAGGCGGAATTTTTACTCCGCAGAAATCGGCAGATACCATGATTCCTAACAGTAATCTGCAACAGATACTTGAAGACGAGGCTGACCCATACGAGGTTCAGATGCAGGATTTTGAGGAAGTTCAGAAACAAGCAATTAATGACTTCAATCAGAATGCATGGACTACGGGGACTGGTTACGAAGCCCCGAACTTCCCCATGTGGAGCGAAAAGATGGAAGGTCTTGAAAATGGCTTCTATATCTTTGCCGGGTTTGCTAATGCAGGAAAGACTGCTGTAGCAATGAATATTGCTGCAGACTATGCAATGTGTGAAAAGAATCATCTTCATTTACTGTACTTCTCATTGGATGATTCACTGCAGAGAGTCATTCCGCGTTTTATTTCTATGAATCAAAGCATTCCTATAGCTGTTGCAGCAAGACCTCAGCGTTTTCAGGATAAGATAAACAGAGGCGAAGAAGGGTCTTCGCGGTTTGTTGAGCTCCTAAGAAAACGTGAAGAAGGGCTGGAATTGTTAAAACAGCAGGCTTCAAACATGCTGATTCAGGGTGCGGATACAGCCCAGTGCCTGGAGAAAATGTTAAACATCGCAAAGATGTATAAGACATATGTTAGAACCAAAGACGATAAAGCAAACATTATTGTCGTTGTGGATTCTATGATGGATATAGTAGTAGACTCCGTGAACACTCGTGATGAGAAGGAGAAGAATACAATTATATCCCAAACTATGAAGCGTTGGGCAGATGAAGAGTTGCAATGCCCCGTATTTGGAACTGCCCATCTTAGAAAGAATACATCCACAAAACGCCCTGTCATTTCTGACCTGAAAGAAACGGGTCGCTATGAATATGATGCTACGGCAATCTTCTTAGTGGCAAATGATGTATCCCGTAATGGTCAGAATGCCGATATATATTATCATGCACCTGATGACCCCAGCGGTGAAAAGCTTCCTATATTGGAAATTCAGTGGGCCAAGAATAAAGCTTCAGACTTTAAAGAGCGTACATATTGCTTCTTTACTCCTTCATTTTCAAAGGCTACTGAATGCCCCAAGGAGTTGGCCGCACGCTTTGATGAAAAGATTTATAGTCTATAACACAGAAAGGAAGAGTCCATGTACTTTGATCGAAATTTAGAAGAAAAAGATACTGACGTTGTTCTTGGCAACGATTTTACGGTATGCAAGAGATGTGTTGAAAAAGAAAAGGAAGAACATCCAGAAAAACTACTTCGACATATCGAAGAAGAAATGCAGGGTAAATTCAGCGGGCATAAACTTGCTGCAGTTATTCCTGAACAGGATGTATACCTTTGCGCTAATTGCTTAAAAGAACTGTTTGCGAAAGTTTCTGGCTCAGAATCTTCGCTTTCAGTTTTGGATATGGACATCGACAAGGTAATGGCCGAGGTCCAGAATAATGGTAATTCTTTGGAGGAAGAAACGAATGATTAAACTTTTTGGCGATCGAGTGTTGATTAAACCTGAAGAGGCTCAGAAGAAAACCGTATCTGGAATTGTTCTTCCTGAAGCATCTCAGGGCAAATCTCAAATCGGTAAGATTTTTGCAGTAGGTACAGGCCGTTACACAACTACTGGTGAAATCATTGCCCCCGCAGCAAAAGTAGGAGACAGAGTTCTCTTTGAAAAATTTGCTGGTGAACCAATCAAGGTAGATGACGAAGATTTGTTGTTGATGAATGAATACAACATTATTGGAGTTATCACCAATGAGCATTAAGACAAAACACTCAGCTCTCGGCGCAAGAAAAAATTGCCCGAACTTTTATCCATGTCCTTTGTGTTATGGTTGCCGTAACTACGACAACAGTAGTTTGGACTGCCAAGAATGCGCACGAGACGACAGAAAAGCAAATGTCTGCAAGAAAAACAGACATACATCTGAAATCTTGCAGATCATGATAAACAATCAAAAAATTGGAGGAAATTTTTAAAATGACGTTTGAAAAAAGAAAAGCAGAGTATGAAGCAGAACTGAAGAAGTTTGTATTTCGTCTGGCAAATGTAGACCTTCGTGCAATGGTCTACGATATTCTGACGAAGGATTATCCGGCCGATACTGAAGACACGCTTCGGAAGTATAAGCGTAATCTGTATATGTGCCGTTATGGCATCATGTATATGAAGCAGCGGAACATGTACAATGAATATCGTGCCAACAAACAGACTGACTCTCTGCTTTGTGCACTGCTTCTCCATAACCTGTTCTTTGACGGCAGAAAAGAGAACTGGAAAGACGTTTTTACGGCCCGTTCTGTTCTTGGCGAAATCGCAAAGCAGTATACGTCACAGGAAAATGTTGGAGCCATTGAATATATGTGGACAATCATCGAAGCACAGCTCGGCGAAGATATGCCGATTCCTGCCTGCCGTCCTGTTCCGGGGCAGATTGCTTCTACCGCATATGAAATCATTTGGTTCTACAATCATCCTGCAGCAGAAATGGCCGATGAAATTCAGAAGAACAAGGAACAGTTCCTGAAGAATGTGTATCCGATTTTGAATCCTGATGATGCCGAATGCAAGGAACAGGCCTAATAACGTTAAGTCAACAGGAGTTTCAAGATTACATGAGCTGTCCTGTATACTACAACATTAGATACAAAAGTAATCTTAATGTAGATCAAGTTCAGACAAGGACTCGTTTGCTTAATCAGATTGTTAACAGCTTTTGTCTAAAGCTCATGGAAGGTAAGGTCATGCCCACTTACGACATCAAACGTAAGTGGGATATGCTTACCAAGAAATATCCTGATGTAATAACTCCTAAGGTAAACCTGGAGGGGATAACCCTCTTGTTGAATTTTTATCGATGGGCCGCAAACAACGAAATTATCGTCGTAGATATTGGAACACCATATAGCATCCAATTTCAAGAAGGCGATATCACAACGATTTTTAATGGAAACTTCGGCATCTTGACCATTAATCAGGCAAAACAGCTTGAAGAATTGGTTGTCAATTTTTCTTCTAAAATGCCTGACCAGACAAGGTTAGACGCAAAGCTTGAGACATCTTTGACCCATGTGGCTTTTCAGAAGTTGTATAAAACACCTTTGCTTGGCACAAAAATTTATCATGCCAAAAGTAATAAGGAGTTCTATACAATTCGAGACGCAAGAACAGAGGAGAAGAAACTCAGTAAAATCGTTTGTAATGTTGCCCGCTCGATAAATGAAAACATTTGGTATCCACATGAATCACCTATGTGTGCCGGATGTAAAGTAAATGACTTTTGTATCATGTATGGAAAGGGGTCTATATAATGATTGATTTGAACGAAAAAATGGGCTCGGCGCCCGTTATTCACACCAAAGATAAAATTCTCGTACAGGTAATGCGAAACGGTAAATTGGTCAATGTACCGAAAGAAGAACTGACCAGAGACGAAAAACGCGTTTATTTGAGAGATCATGGCAAAGACTAAAATTATTAGACAAAAAACTTTTTGCGTCGATGGATTGACATATAAAAGCAGAAAGTTGTATAATTACCATATGGAACTGAAAGATTACCAAAATAAAGGGATCATTCAGTCATTCGTCTTAGATGAGCCAACGGAAAAGACGAAAAGTAAGTACCACGCCAAAAAAGTTTTCATCAATGACATATGCTTCGACTCTCTTATGGAGAGTCGATTCTATGTAATGCTTTGTGCTCTTCAAGCTGAAGGAAAAATCTTAGGCTTTGAAATGCAAAAGAAGTTTACGCTACTTCCGTCATTCAAGAAGAATGGCAAGACATACAGAGAGATAGCTTATATAGCTGACTTTGTTGTCCAAGGGATAGACAAAAAAATAGACGTCATTGACATAAAGGGTCTCGAAACTCCAGAGTTTAAGCTGAAGCATAAGATGTTTGAAAAGTTCTATCCAGAACTGACACTAACATGTTATCAATATTCTGCAACACAAGGAATTTGGGAAACCTTAGACGAGATAAAAACTAGAAGGCGAAACGCAAAGAAAAAAGCAAAAAGTAAGTAAATAATCTTGTCAAGTCCTTTCGACTTTATATTTATATTAAAGACGGAAGGCTTAAATGGAAGAAACATTTTTTGATAATGAAATTGACTATGAATTAGCGAAGCAAAAAGCAGAAGAGACTTATGAATCTTTAGGATATTCTTTCTCCTGCTCTCGCGGAGTGAAGAAAACATTTGAAAACGGATATATTACGATTACCGTTTTTTCAATGGGAGATAAAGGTCACTATATTTGGGATCTTTACGAGAGACAGAAAGAATGGGCGAAGATTGATGAGCTGGTAATGGAATACCAGCAGCAATTCAAGGAAGATTGTACCCCACAAGAGAAATCAAGGGCTAACCTTGCTGGCGCAGAGCTAATTGAACGGTTTTCACCGCTGTTTAAGAAGTACATGATACTTCTTACTACTGGACAAATTAATTTCCGAAACGCAGAACAATTATCCTTTGTTCGGCTATTCTCAGATTTAAAACTCCCTCTCAATCCGAACCATGTATCGGAAAAATCGGGAGATATCTTATGGCAGAATTTCAACTTCATCATTGAAGCATATGGCAAACAAGATGATACTGAAATTCTGGAAGACTTACATATGGCATTTTTCGTCTTAGCAAGACGTTATCAGCCGCAAGGAAAGTCTTTCTGTTGCTATATCTATAACAGTTTTAAATTTGAAGTAGCTCGACACATTAAGGATTTCCAAAAGAATCCGATTAACTTTCACTATAAAGTAGCTGAACTAGATGAAAAAATCAAAATTGAAGATGATACAGAAGAATTGGACAGTGTAAACACTGAAGATAACCGAGGCATTCTGAACTCATCATGGATAAACGGTAAATCCTGTGATGCCTTATTTGCAGACTTAACACCGGAAGACCGTATGATTTTGGTAAAATATTATCTTGAAAACTACAAAAGCGTTCAGGTAGCAGAGATGGTTGGTTGCCATGTCAACACATTGAACAAGCAGAGAAAGATTGCTATCGAGAAGATAGCAAAAAAATTAGGAATTCGGCCAGAAGAAATTAAACATCACAGAAATAGCGGTAAGAAAATCGTTAAATGAGGTAACTAATGAAAACAGAAAAATACATCTTAATTGATGGCGATGATTTCAAAGTCGGCAAAGACGTACAGTATGAAGATGTGTTTGTTGCCATTTCTCGTATTTTTGCATTTTTTGTAATGCAGAGTAAAGCAAAGACGCGGGAAGAAAAAAGAAAATGTCTAAATGAATGTGTAGATGTAGTTAAAGAATCTAGTGAATGTCTGTTAGATTCTATTGAAGCAGACAAAAGGGAGCCATAACGTGTATTTACTCAACAACAATATTAATATTTGTCTTACAGAAGACTGGCAAATAAAAGTAGCAGAAAAAGTAGAAGCATCTGAGTGCTGCAATAAGGCGATTGTTTTTACAGACCTTTATGCGACAACCGCACGAATGTATAAATTTTTCGTACAAGATGAATTCATCAAGAATTTGTCTGGTGACACGGATATTGACCATATTGTAATTGTGGCTCAGACTGACGCTACATTCAGATATATCGTATCTACGATTAAATCTTTAGTGTACATTGTATCTTCAACCGTTTACAATGGCCACGCGATGATTAAGCTTGGCGATCAAATGATAGTAGACATTATCGACGCATCCAAAATGACGATGGAAGACATTGTTGAAGTATTTGACGATTCCTTTGTAATGGTTGATAGTGCAGAAAAAATGTCTGTTATGGATCTTTCCTGCATCACGAACAGCGATTGCTTGAAACTGATGCTGGTAGGAAAAAATAGTTCCCATTTGAAAAACAGACTCACAAAAGACATTTGGACATCTTTCCAGAATTCTTCTCATGTAGACACATTCATTGTCTCTTTTGAGAAGCTGTGCGGTGAGGCCGCAGAAAATAAGGAAGAAGAAAGCAATATCTTTTGCTTCGACATTCCTACAATCAATATGATTTTAGAACATCTTCGTCCAATTAAGAGTTCAATAGCATAAGAAAGGATTTGCGTATGGCCTGGAAAAGATATCCGGTCGCCAGCCAAATCTCTGATGAAGAGGTACGTGTTATAGCGGAGGAATGTAGCACGTACCCCTTTTTAATCAGGGCGCTGTTGGCTCGCGACTATGAACAAGAAGACATCAAGAAGATGTTTTTAACACCTGCAGAACTTATCCCAAATCAGCCGCTGATAAATTCAGTAGAAGCCGCAGACAAAATTATTAAACATCTGCAGAATAATAGCAATATCTATGTATTTGCTGATTATGATGTTGATGGCATGTCTAGCGGATATGTTATGGGACAAGGGCTGCGGAGCATAAGAAATGCCATTGGCAGTCAAAGTAAAATAAAAGTCTACTACCCTGAACGTGAAGAAGGGTATGGTCTTTCTATGTACTTTGCTGAAATGGCTATCGAGCAGAACACACATCTTGTCGTTACCGTTGATAACGGGATTTCAAAAGGCGCAGAAGTTGAATTCCTAAAGGAAAACAATGTAGATGTGATTATAACTGACCATCATTTGATGGAACAAGAAAGCACTGTTCCAGATACATTAATCGTAGACCCTGCGTATAACGAAGAATCTCGAAGTTATCTCGCAGGTGTTGGCGTTGCATGGCACGTATTGCGAACCATAGTAGCAAGGGCTAATGTAAATTTAGATATAAATTTTTTCTTGGATGCCGTTGCTATAGGTACTATTTGTGATATGATGCCGCTTGAGCCAGAGAACATGGCTCTTGTACGATTTGGTTTGCAAATTGTTAACAGCAATATGCCTGGAAATGCTTTTCTTAAATGGTATAAACAGTATAAGCATCCCATTACAGGAGTCTCTGTAAAAGACTTTGGTTGGGATATCGGCCCAGCATTAAATGCTGCTGGCCGTATGGGGAACACCAAACTAGGAGCTTCTAGCTTCTATTTGAATAACGAAGAAGCTATGCGCGAGACTTTTAAAGAAATTGAAAGTCTGAATAATAAGCGCAAAAAAATAACAAAGGAACTTAGTTCTAAAGTTAGTAAAATAGACTTTGGCAAAGATAAGTTCATTGCATATGACGGCTCAAAAACAGAAGCTGGTGTCCATGGTATTATTGCTGGTGAACTTACCAAGTATAATCCACAACTGCCTTGCTTTGTTTATAACGTAGACAAAGAAACAGGCATGGCCACAGGCTCAGTTCGCTGTCAGTCAGACATTCCATTATGGGATATGCTGCAGAAGCAGAAAGAAAATGGACTTATTGAAAAAGTCGCGGGCCACGATCACGCATGCGTAATCAGTGCTCCTGCTGATAAACTCAAAGACTTCGTTGACAGCTTCACGCAAGATTTTAATAAGATGGATCTTGACGATGATGATGAAGATGACGAATTCTATGATGAGATAATCAGCATGAAAGATGTCAACATTCAAACTCTTAATGCAATCAATACGCTGCCATTAACTGACTCGGTAAAACCTGTATTCTATATGCATGATATTGTAATATCCAGTGTTAAACCGACAAAAGACGGTAAGAAAGCTTTTGTTCAGATGTCTGATAGTACAGCAAGCAAAAGAGTTTTTATGTTTGGATATCCTGATTATCTCGCAATGGGGTCTCCGGCCCGCGTCGATATTCTTTGTCAAATAGAACAAGATTTTACATCAACGCGACCAAGCGCTACGATAAGTATTTGTGAAATGAGGACTGTTGAATGACGCGCATGCACCTTGCGTGCGCGTTTATTTTAAAAAGAAAGGAGAGAGTTTTTTGGAAAATAATTTTGGATTAACAACCAACAACTGGGTTAGTATCCATAATCATACTGCTTACTCAGTTTTGGATGGCATGTGCAAGATTGATGAACTTGTAGCCCGCGCAAAAGAAATCGGCATGACTGCTCTTGCCATTACCGACCATAATCATTTAGGAGGGACAATTGAGTTTCAGAAAGCCTGCAACAAACAAGGAGTAAAACCGCTGCTTGGATATGAAGGGTATTACACGCAGGATACGTCTATTGCTTCTCTTCCTCCAGAGGATAGAAATCGAATGGCTGTTTTTAATGCCATTAAGGCAGGAGACATTCCTGCAGATGAATATGCAGACATCGCACCAATGCTGGAATTTGAAAGCTGGGGAGAAACTAAAGAAGCTGTTCCAGACAAAGCTGTTGAAAAGATCTGCAAAAAGAAGAAAGGAGGACAGGAAACTGCAATTACGGCGGCAGTTAAAAAGCACTCTTATGATATGCATCAGTATCATATCCTGTACGTTGCAAAGAACCAGACTGGTTGGAAGAACTTAATCGCTCTCCAGTCTGAATCTGCTCGTCTTTGTACTTTTAATGGCCGTTTTCTTGCTGACATGGATTTAATTCGAAAATACCATGAAGGCATTTTGTGCACGACAGCTTGTATTGGTTCGTACCCTTCTAAGATGATTCAGGCTGGAAAAATCGATGAGGCCGAAAAATACATCAAAGATTTACATGATATCTTTGGTGACGATTTATATCTGGAAGTACAGCCTCTGAATAATTGGCAGCAGAACTTAACCAATCAGTATTATTATATTTGGGCGGCACAGTATGGTATCAAGACTCTGGCAACTACAGATGTTCATTATGTAAACAAGTCTGACTGGGACGACCATGATACATATATGTGTATTTCTACTGGTAAGTTAAAGACAGATACAGACAGAATGAAATACACGAATGATTTCTGGCTTCATACAGTAGACGAAGTTGTGGAAGGTTTCGACACTCAAACTCGTAGTCTCAATGTCCCTGACGATCAGAAGCAGGCTTATATGGACTGGTGTATTTCTTCTATTAAGAATACACAGGAATTTGCAGATAAAGTAGACGATATTCTTATCGGTAGCAAAACTCCGTTATACCCGCAGTTCCAACTCCCGAAAGGGATTTCTGATGATGATCTTCTTAGAATCCGCGCTTACAAAGGTCTTTATGACTATTTTAAGAAGATGGATGAAGAAGGTGAAGAATACGACCGTCAGGCTTATGAAGATGAACTTTTCGAAGAAATGGAAGTTATTACCGCAAAGCATTATTCATCTTATTTCTTGATGGTACAGGAATATGTAAACTGGGGTAATTCGATTAATCCCGAAACTGGATATCCGTATTGTTCTGTAGGGCCGGGTCGCGGAAGTGCAGACGGTTCTCTTGTTCTCTTTTGTATTGGTGTTTCATTAATCGATCCTGTGAAAAACAACTTAATGTTTTCGCGCTTCTTGAACATGAACCGAAATAGTCCACCCGACATAGACTGTGACTTTAATTGGGCGCATAGACCAGACCTTATTCATCATCTTGAAGAGAAATATGGCAAGCCTAAAGTTGCTCACATCGGTACATGGACGAAAGAATCTGTTCTTACAGGTATTAAAGATTTTGCGCGCGTACTTAATGTTCCGTTTGAAGAATCCAATACGATTACGACTGAATTAGGTAAGTTAGTCGACAAACCGCAGGCAAAATTTAAAGACTATGATGAAATGGAAGAATACAACCCTGATGGCTTTAAGAAGTATAAGGAATATGAATCGAAGTATCCTGAAATCTTCCGTTTAGCTCGTAGATTTGAAGGTTGCTGCCGCCAATTTGGTACGCATGCTTCTGGCGTACTCGTAACTCCAGTAAATGTTACTGATGTCGTTCCGACAAGAAAAGACCCTAATACTGGAGATGTCGTAACTCTATATACTGGAGTAGAACTAGAAGAAGCAGGATGTATCAAATTTGACGTACTTGGATTGAAAAATCTGACAATAATAGAAAACACGATAAAATACATCAAAGATGAAGATGGTAACTCTATGAGTTTTGAAGACTTATATCGTGTAGCAGATATCACGGATAAGAATGTCTATGACATGATTTGTCGCGGTGAAACAGATGGAGTATTCCAGATTGAATCAAATATGTTTAAGGGTTTGATTTCAAGCATTCAGCCGTCTAATTTTGGTGATATTTCCGCGCTTGTGGCGATCGGAAGACCGGGGCCTCTCTCGGCCGGATGTGGTGACCGATATGCAGCTTGGAAGCACGATCGTTCGCTTATTGAACCGTATCTTCGTGGTGTTGATGATATACTTGAAGACACCTACGGGAATATTATTTATCAAGAGCAGTTAATGTTGATAGGCATGAGAGCTTTTGGCTTTAATCAGGGGCAGTCTGACTCAATTATACGCAAGATTTTTGCGAAGAAAAAGGCGGATCAGCTTGAAAAACTTCGCAGAATTATGATTTACGGCATGGTTCCCGGCAAAGGCCCAGAAGGATGGGAAAATGACTCCACTGCTCCATGGTATGACGAAGACGGTCATTATGGAGATGCCATTTGCGGTGGCGTAGCAAATGGCTATACGGCAGAAGAAGTTCAGAACTTCTTTGATAGTGTAAAAGGATTCGCTTCGTACAGCTTTAATCGTAGTCATTCAGCAGCGTATGGGTATATCTCTTTCTTAACAGCATGGTTAAAATGTTACTATCCTGCACAGTATATGGCAGCACTTCTGTCCATGCAGACAGAGGACGAAGACAAAGACCATTACATCAAGACCTGTAGAGAAATGGGTATTAATATCAAAGTGCCCAATGTTAATCATTCTAAAGAAGGTTTCTTGGCCGAAGATTCCGAGACTATTCTTTACGGTCTTGGTTCTATTAAAGGCGTTGGCGTTGCCAAGGTACAGGAAATCATCAAGAATGCTCCGTATGACTCTATTGAAGACGCTATTGGCAGACTTCCTAAGAAAGTATTCAACAAGACTGTTGGTGAATCTTTGATTCGCGCAGGTGCTTTTGATGGTATTGATGGAGAGAACCGAAATGAAATGTTGAACACTTTCCATCGGATTAGAAAAGACAAGCAGAAAGATGAGAAAAATCATGTAATCAAAGGAGCGGACGGTAAGGCCCTCTTGATATATGATGATCCTGAAGCTTATTGCCGCGAAGTTTGCATGGCCATGGAGACACTTACACTGGGTTCTTCGGTAACTTATGTGTCAAAATGGAATGATATTGAATCAGGGAGCACCGTAAAAGAACAGTGTGAAATTCTTGAGGTGCGTCCTTACACTACCAAATCCAGCAAGAAGTCCATGGGATATCTTACTGTTAAGTACGATGGAGACAAAGTAAAAGCAACCATTTTCCCGAAAGCATGGGAAAGACTTGCAAGCGCCGCTATCGTCGGTAAGTCAGTATGGATCCTTGGAAAGAAGGACGACAAGGGAGAACTTATCGTTGATGATATCAAAGACAACGAAAACGACCTTGTTGCTCCAGCTCGCAGAGGCAAGGGAAAGAAAGCAGAAAAGAAACCGACAAACGATTTCGCTGATATATTCTTCACCCTCCCTGCATAACAATTTCCCCGAACTTTGCGTTCGGGGTATTCGTAGAGTATATCACTTCCTGTGGTATATTCTACGAATACTATCTCGTTTCTTTCTTCTTGCTGTTAAAAATAAAAATCTTCTCTTCGTGTTCTTTTTGTATTTATAATCTTTTTACCCATCTTTTTCTTCTTATTTAATACTCGTATTTCTTCACTACTCTTAGGGGGGTAATATATTAGAGTATCAAATCAAGGAGGTAAAAAATAATGCAAACTATTTTTTCTTTATTGAAGATGGCTCTATATGAGAACAGCGAACTTAGTCTTACTCGCCTGCTTTCTGTAACGAGCTGGTTCCTGTTTGCCGCCGTTAGTGTATATATGGTAGCATACGGTATCACCTGGAATCATTACGAAACCTTTGCATTGCTTACTGGTGGCGGCGGTGCGGCTACTCAGGTTGCAAACAAGTTCGTAAATGGCAAATACAATACTGCTCCAGGTAGTTATGCACAAGTTAAAGGTGAACGCTAATGGGCGCCTTAAGTGTAAAGCTTAAGGGTATTGATTGGAAGGGGAACGTTTCGTTCCCCTCTTTTACACAAAATCTTGGCAAGTTAAAGACACCAACAGAAGCGTTATCTAAAGCTACCTCTGGAATGAGCGGTTTTATTCATCCGCCCGGCGCTACACCTTTAACTATCGCACAGACTCAACTCTTAGGCTATAGAATCGATGAAGCACAGATGAAAGTCATTGTTCAGTCTATTAATATTCCTTTGATTGGACAAGTATATGACGTTAAATCTGGGTTCTCTGGACTTGGCGGCAAATTATTCTCGTCATTACTTGGCGGTAACATGCCTTTTTTGGCGAACGCCCAAAGTTTACTGAGTACATATCAAACACTTAGTCAGGTAATGAGCAATCCAGGAAGCGCTATTAATATGTTATCTGGAGCAGTTACTAATCCTTCTGGAGATATTCTTGGTATGGTTGAGGGCGCGCAAAAAAATATAAGTATATTTAGCGACCCAACAAAAATACTGGATAAGTCTACAGGAGAAATCAAGCAAAAAGTACCAAGTGTTGGAAATACGGGTTCTGCTTGGACTATGGGAAAGACGTTGGGGCACTTGCAAATAGATAGTGTTACCAAATCAACACAGGAAGTTTTGGCAGGATTGGGTCAAGGGTATTCAATCAATACAGGCACTGGCGCAATTACTGATAGTGTTGGCACTATAATTGGCCGAGCAACTCAATACACTCAAGGCTTTAAAGGAATACCTGCAGTTGAGGATATGATGAAAGACGGCTGTACTTATATGATGAATACGCAGTCTGGCGTCACTGAAGAGTTCTCTAATAAAGGGACTAAAGAGCTAAACAATCAAATCAAAGGAATTCGAGACAAGATTGGTTCCGGCGCAATTTCATCGGCCTTAGGTGAAAAACAAATATCCGATTTAACTGCATTGTCTAAATACAATCCACCTGCTGTACGCATAACGAATTTTGAAGACGTCATTGAGTCGCAAAAAGCATATGCAGCTGAGGCGAGCGATATGGCCATCAACTACAATTGCGATCCGAAGGCAGCGCTTGCTGACCGTGGAGAAGGCGCAAAGAAAATGGTTGAATATGCTATGTCTAGCGATAGCAGTAGTATCAATCTTGCGAACACAGGATATAAGAAGTACTTGAACGAATGGAAGATTAATGCACAAGATATTCCACAAAGTACTCATGGTTGGGGTTAAATATTGTTTCCATATGTAATATATAAGGCGAGCCTTATTGATTGTAAGGAAAGGAATTGGGATATATGGACTTTGGTTTCGTTGTAAAGTCACTTTCAACAAGCGTAAAAACCGTAGCGGAACTTTGGCCGGTGAAGACATTCATTGTATTTGCCTCTGCTGTCCTTACGTCCATGCACGCGATTGCATTCTATGTTTTTTGCGCTCTGATTATCTTGGATTTGTTTACTAAGATAATCTCATTGTCTCAACAGCGTCTTGTTGATATTTATGGTGCTGATTCAGACAAGACCCATTTTTTTGAAGCCATTCGGCTCAAAAACATTAGCGCCGCCCGCCGCGACCACTATATCAGAAGCTCCATTATGAAGCATAGATTTAGCGGCAAAATTTTCTTGTATATCACGTTGACCTTGAGCGGAGTGTGTGTAGACTACTTTGCTGTCAATTTAGGATATGCCCCAACGCTCACATACTTGATTTGGATGTATCTCGCTGCAACGGAACTTTGCTCTATCTTAGAGAATTTGCAAGATGCGGGATACGAAGAAGCGGGTACACTCCATCACCTTATCAAAGATAAGGTGAAATACGTCGCTTTGGCAGTAGGAGCAGGAAGCGTTCTGTCTAACGACGATAAAAAAGAAGAAAATGAATAAGGCTCCTTATAGCACCTACGTTTTCGTAGGTGCTATGTTTTTTAAAAAACAGTGTATGCACGAGCGCCCTTTGCAGGTAATAAATATATATCAGCAATTTTGCTGACGTATATTTTACGAAAGGAAGTTTTATTTTTGTCTCATGTAGTAAGTAAATACGAACTGCAGCATGTCACTGTAGATGAACTTCGTCAGATGGCGTCCGATTGCAGAGAAAGCATTTGGGCGCAGGCACAGTCCGCAGGTAGAGAACCCAAAATCTATCTCCACTGGACGGCCGGCCATTATGGTCAGTTCTGGGATGATTATCACGTCCAGATTGATGAAGATGGCGAAATCTATGTCTATGGTTCACTGGATGACGTTCTTGCTCATACTTGGCGCCGCAACACTGGTTCTGTTGGCGTAACGCTTCTGTGTGGCTATCTGGCTAATACGGAAGACCTTGGCCCTGAAGCTCCTACCGAAGCACAAATTGAATCCATGGCCAAAGCCGTTGAAGCGCTGGCTGATGGCCTGTGGCTTACAATCAGTAAAGAATATGTAGCTACCCATGGGGAAGCTGCAGACAACGAATGCAATGACTGGTGTCATGAAGAATATGGCCCGAAGTCAACTTGCGAGCGTTGGGATTTGGAATACCTGCAGACCGACGAAAGCCCGGAATTTAATCCTTGGGCAGAAGATGGTTCTCGTGGCGGCGATGTAATTCGCGGAAAAGCTAACTGGTATCGCAATCAGCGCGGTTGAGAAAGGACATACAAATGTATAAAGAAAAAGAATCAATTCAGGACTCCATTGAAGCTTCTCTGTTTGTACTGGAGACAATCGGAGATAAAGCAACGGTAAACGAAGCAAAGAAGCTGCGTCAAAATCTGCAGAAGATTGCAGAAATGAACGCACCTATCATTAAGGAATATGCTGCCGACCTAAAGCATTTTGACCAGTCTGTAATGGAAAAGTACGGTTCAAAAATGGGCCGTGTTGTTGAAGTTATTACACTGATTGCCATTGCTGCAAAAATGTTCTTCTTCAACTAATTCGTAAAGTAAAGCCATCTTAGGATGGCTTTTTTGCTATACCTGTGGCTAAAGAACAAAAATACCGTAATAGAGTAACGAAAAATATTACGGAGGAAAAATTTTACATGGAAGAGTTGTCGTTTGCCGTTCTATGGCTCTTGTCTGGCGTAATTCATATAATAAACGCATACTGGACAGGAGATCCTGGTTATGGTTTTTGTGCCGGAGTATGCCTTACGATTTCGGCGCATGAGTTTTTATTCAAGGTATATAAGGTATAAGGTGTAAAAAATGGTAGAGATTATTTCAAATAGAACGCTTTCAGAAGAAGAACTAAATAACATTAAGGATATTCTGCAGAACAGTGAGTGTCCAAATGAGTCTTTGTCCAACAGTATTGATGGCTATAAAGAGATGATTACAGCGACAGAGACTATTATCATTGGTAATGAAGAGGGGAGGTTTCTGTATAAAGTATGATGCTAAAACCGACAAGCGACCATAAAAAGTATTTTTTGATTTGCTGTCTGATTGTTGTCTTATCGTTTTGTGCGGGCGGATATGTTGGCTATAAGTTGTCGCAATACAACAAAGCCGAAACAGTTACCCAACAAACAGGTGGAACTGATGTAACGGGAACTGCTGTGGCAAAAACGACAACATATTTTTCTTACGAACCAAAAAAGGTTGTAAAAAAAACTTTATCAGACGGAAATGTTGTCCAAGTTTCAGAGGATACCGATATAGAGGTTTCGGTGGCTAAGCCAGAACTTAATGTAAAGGTAAACGATAAAGAAGTAAAAATCCATAAAACGGACGATGAAAAATACGTTTTCGACAAAAATAAGCTTACAATGGAGCAAGGAAGCAAAGTTGATTTCTCAATCCATGTTGACCCTATTGATAATACAAAACACTGGGGCGTTGGTATTGGCGCTACTGGAAATGGCGAGCCTTCTGCCCTGGTGACTTTCCCTGTAAATAAAAAGAAAGACATTGACGGCTGGATCTACAAGGACGTAGACAAAACATCTGCCGGAGTAATGATTAGGTTTTGATTGAAAAAATGACAGAAGTTTTTACAAAAGAAAAGTTTGAAAAAATGTACAGCAGAGTTTTGGAGGATAAGGGGTTCTTTGACGTAAACGCAGTCATCCATCAGGATGGTGTGAACATTTATTGTTCTTCAAGCATTGCGCCAGAACTCAACGAAATGCTTACAAGCGTTCGTAAACATAAAACTGATGCTCAGATTAAAGAAGTTAAGATTACACCGAATGGCCCCAAAGTTGTAACGAGCATCTTCTTCGAGCTTCAGAATAAAGCTGTTTTACATAGATTCAATCAATTAATGTCAGTATTCTTCTCCTTGGCAAAGATAGACTGACTACAATATAGAAAACCCTTCCAGGGTAAAATCTGGAAGGGTTTTTGCTTTACGAGATCGGCTCAAAATTGAGCCGATTATTTTGTTTTAGGTTGCATAGCAATAGCAGAAGTATATCTATTCAATAAGCGCTCTTGTAGGTGAGCATATCGACTCGTCATCTTTACGTCCCGATGTCGAAGAGTTTCTTTTACAACAATCAAGTCCTTTGTCTCTTTATACAACAAAGTTCCACATGTATGTCTCTTTCTATGGATTATATCAAACATGAACAAAAATGTAAAGAAAAAACATACGGTAATATATAAAGCGTTAACTGTAATAATATAATAGAAAGGACTTTAAGATGGATAAAGAAGAAAAGAAACTTTCTGATGCAGCTTTGGCTCCAATCAGCACGGTAGCAAAATACATTGATGCAGACTTCTCTGGAGCTTTGGATTATGAAAAGAGCATTGTTGTATTCTTTGCAAGAACAGAAGCTACAACAAACAGCCGTTTAAAATACGGCGTTCGGATTGCATTTGCACATGATTATATTCCTACTGATGGAGAGCCGGACGAAGTTTTCATCCATAGTGTTGCATGTAATGCAGCTAGTCGGATGAGCTTTTGGAGTGCTACAGATGTTATGCCGAGTGACTTCTTCTGTGTAGATTTTTATTCGGGTTCTGAGTTTAACCTAGATAAAGTGCAGGATTATCTTAAACAACATATTGAAAACAATAAAGGCCTGCTAGGGCTTTCCTGATTGCTTTTTTAAAAAAATAACAGACACGAGCGCCATTTTTGGCGCTCTTTTTTCTACGACTCTACTTCCTATAATTGGAGTTATAGGAAGTAGAAAAAAACGAACTACTCTGTCAGAAAATTCTATACAATAAAGATGTTGTAATACCTCACCCAAACTAAAAAACTAAGAAGGATGAGATGATTCTCGGGGCAAAATAGTCGTTTTGCTTTCAGACGCCTGTATTTTGATTCTGACGCGTTTTGTCTGTTAAGGTATATAACTATACTAAAAACCCTCTACACACACCTTAGAAGGAATGTGAGAGGGTCGTTTTTTGTTTTACTTTATTTTTAGTTGGCGAAAGCAACGAATTTTATGAATTCAACGATGTTTTTGCCAAGAAAATGTCCGAACGTATTTGGACTAATTATGGTGCTGCCAACAATCAGTGCACATACGGCAAAATATGCAGAAAAAATAATTCTCATGCTACCCCCGTGTCGGAAACAAAATGGCCGTCAACATAATGGATAGAAGTGTTTGTCAGGATCTTCAGGAAGCTTTCCGCAACAATGGAGTTTTCATACCCCAGAGACTCTCTTTTCTTCTCTATCTGAAAAGCTTCTTCATATAATTCGAGTTCATTTAAGATAGCGGAATAAATTTCATATGCGCGTTCCAGCAAGACGATATACTCTTCACGGAAAGCGTTTTCCATTTTTTGAATAACGACTTCCAGCTTTTCCATAGCAAGCTCATACTTAGCTGCCATAAACAGTCGTGCAGCGGATACAATATCTTCTTCCAATTTTGTAAATTCCAAAAGTTTCCGATCCTTTCCCTAAGCAGGGCAGACGCTTGCTGTCCTTATTCCATTTGTTTATCTTGTGAAACGCATCAATATACTTCTTGATGGCTCTTAGGCAAAATGCCCAGACTTTTGGCATGATTACTGCCGGGCTCGTTTCTAAACCCATTTTATATAAGTGATTTTGTCTTGATTCATATTATCACCTTATCTTGGGCCTGTCAACGTCTTTGAAGAAGAAAATTTTGGTTTTTAAAAGACGTTAACGATAACGAAAAATTGGTGTAGTAAGAAGTTGGTAAAACAAAACATCGAGGGCGGTAAACCCTCGATGTCTATATCTCAATTTCAGACGATACTAACTCCTCTATCTGTGCTAAATACCAGATCGTGGATAATACCCATCTGCATTTTCTTTATCGCTGCCGAATCATTGAAGGCCGTCTCCTCCCAGAAAATCTGGAGTTCTAATTCATTAAAGAACTGAACTTTGCCGTTGGCGGCAGAGAAATCACCTTCAAAGATAATGCGGTCAGAATAGGTATCCTTGTCGTATTTGATACCATCACGGATAATTGCAACAGGCTTCAGATAAATCTTTTGCTGGTTTTTAACCACATATTTCTGAAGCGTTGCATCGTACTCATAACGCTTACCTTTTACAGATACGATATATGCATTACGATATACCATGTCTTTCGGAGTAACCAGGATTGGCGTTTCAGAGATTGCTGTAACACCAGATGCAGACCCTTTTACGATGTTATTGCCAACAATGAGGTCTGGCTTCTGCCAAATATCTGCTGCACTGGAGCGCAATTCCATTGGCTTACGAATCTGATTGTTTACGCAAAGATTGGATGCAGAGGTAAGGGGAATGTTTTGCCCCGGCATCATTTTTGTGTTAGCAATTTCAAAACTAGCATTGTTTGTTGCGCCGCCATATACTCCTTCTTCAGGAACCATTGCTTCCCAGAGGCCGCCTTCTCTACCGATACGCAGCATAAGTCTTGCACGGGAAATTCCTTCAGGATAAGAGCAACGCATCTTTGCAGAGTAAAGTCCACGCGGATATGGCTTCAAATCGTTTTCGATTTTCTCTTTCAACGTAACGCCGTAGAACATATCTGAAGCGTTAAGCTTTTCGTCAGTGCTGAAAGCCATATTGGCAGATGTGTCATCTTGTTCGGTATAGTAATATACCGTGTTGTTGAGTTCAAGGTCGCCCAGCGTGCCGTCTTCCTTCTTGTTCTGCAGGAAGTAAATGTCGGCATAGTTATTCTTATCAAGGTATGTGCCGCAAACAATAGCGAGATAACGAACACGGTAAGTTGCGTTGTCCTTACGATCCATTAATGGATATGAATCTTTCTCGGCATTCCAGAAGTCGAAATTATATACCGTCTGTCCAAGTGTCGGATCGAGGCGGAGAGGTCTACTCTTTGCAAAGAAATGCATCTTCGGCTCACCATCAGCGTCAAGGTCGCCGTTTTCAAACAACTGCTGAGCCTGTACAGGATTCTTAAAATACTGCTTATCCTGCTCATCAATGATATAGCAGGTCAAGGTCGGCGTACCAACTGCACGAGCCATAATTGAGAACTCCGAGAGGAACCCAAGTTTGTACTCAGGGATACGGAAAGAATATGCATAAGAAGAATCATTTTCCGTAATAGGACGGCGGAACTTGTAAGAAGTGTCATCATCCAATCCAGTATAGATGTCTTTGTCGCCAGGAGTAACGCTTTCATCTTTGGCGAAGTAGAAGTTTCCATCTTTAGAAACACCTGCAGTTTTGTAGATTTCCAAGTTCTCCGGCGTAATCTTATAAGACGCTTCAATAGGTTCATCCAAGATAACCGTTTCTTTATCTGCCTTGATTTCTGCAATCTGACGAACCTGGAATTGTTTTACATCGCGGATATAGATTGCAATGTAATCACCTTTATCCAGTTCTTTCTCTACAACGTCCTGTGCAAGTTTCAATGTCTTGCGGTCAGGGCAATTGCCAGTTGGTTCACCAAGCAAGTCTTTTTCAAAAGGATAATGTCCTCTACGGAAGATATCGTTATATCCCATGCGCTGTTCTGTGTTGCGAATTACGCCCTGCTTTTCGAGTTCATGCTTTAATTCATAAAGCTCATTGCGGATATCCGTAATATCTTTACCGAACTGTGCGGACATATTCTTGCTGTCATCAATAATTCCGCTGCCTTTTTCTGCAGACAGGAAATAGCTGGCTGGTTTCCCCTCAAGGTGAAGCGAGTTATTAATTGTGGAACGGTCTGCATTAGAAACAGCTACTGCTGTTTTATCTGCTTTTACTCCTGCAACTAAATCCGTATCGTCTGCTTTCATAATTAGGTTACGAAATTCAGGTTTTACAGGGTCAGCCAGACTGCCGTTTTCACGCATCTGCGTTACCGTCCCATCAGGGTTGTTCCTGATGGGGGCAACTTTTGTAACATGACGATGAACAACTTTCAGAAACTCTGAAATATCATCCATGTCTAATGAGGTATGTCCTGGTAAAAGAAAACTCATTTGATTATCTCCATTCAAAAGTTAATGTAGCATTGTGCCGTTCATATTCTTTGTTGCCATTTGTTGCAAGGTAAAGCTGCTTAGCTTCAGCATGTGTTCTCAAGAAGATATGCTCCTCATCGGTATTCATAATACGGAGAAGTTCTTCTTGACGAATCGTAATGCAACCTTTGCTAATATTTTTAACATAACCGCCGTTTATCGCGTCACCGTTAAGTACACCGCCAAAATAAAGTCCGTTAGCAAAGATAAGGATTTCGTCTCCTGCTTCAAGGATATCCATTGGAATCTTATAGCGTGTAACGTCTACATCATAGATTGGATGTTGTTTTAGCTTACAGGTGTATTCCTGACGTCCATCGTTGTGAATCTCAACGAGAATCTTATCAGCCTTATTGTGATTCATGGTTACAGAATCAGCACCTAACTGCAGTTTTTCTTCTGGATAGTTTATCCAGTTACCAATCAATGGCGTCGGTGAATTGATAAGCAACGTATAGTTATCATATATCGTGAAGGTATCATTAGGCTGACGGATACCATTTACATAAACAGAAACACGGCCGGGGAACATTGGAATTTCTGTTTTATAAACATTGATATATCCAGGGACGATATTTTTCTCATCTAGGATTTCCATTGTGCACGGCTTGTCGGCGCCATTCTCAGGAAGCTCTATGATATAAGTAACCTTGCCTGTAAACTTGCCGGGAAGCTTGAATGACCGACCATCGGCGCGCTCAATTATTCCATTCGGCTCTTCTCCGTCAGGTGCTGTATTAGGATATTGTCGAATACCATTGCACCATACGCGAAGAGTATTTGCTTTGTAAATATATCGAGCGTCTGTCTTGATGAAGTCTTCGTCATAGACATCGACAGTTCTGATTGTAAGAGGATTTTCAATAGAAGACGCGGTGTGGAAAGCATATGCCTGTATGTCGTCTTTGCTTGTATACGGCATAATAAGACGAATGCCCCGCGGCATATTTTCATAAGCATAAGCAAACTTCTTTAATCCAGGTACGTCTATTTGACTAAGTGTTTTCCACGTATCCGTCAGATTGTCGTATACCTTGAACCGATTGATTGTAACTTGAACTACGGCATTTCTGCTGTCCCTTTGAATTTCAATGTATGGGTCGGTATTAAGGCTGGACGAAGCAACTGTGTACGAAATATCAAAAGTGCCAGTATCTTCTTTGTAAACACAGTAGCCTGTATTTGTTGACTCAACGATAACGAACGTTTCTGCAAAAAGCGTGTTTTTGCTCTGCTGTTTCTTTATATCGGCAAACGCTTGCTGCTCCGAAATAGTTCCATTTGCAATAGCAGCGCTATTCGTCTGACGATAATCCTGTTCAATCATATCGTCAACGTCATCAATACTCATACCTTTGTTTAAGTTTACCAAAGACAAAAATGCTGCTTGATTTGGTACAGTAATGATTCTTGTAAACGCTGATTTGAAGTTACGCACCTCGTTAAATACAGGTGATACTGAGTTTGGTGTAGCGTCAATAGCGGAGCTGTTACAGATAAGTCGCTTATTAAAATATACCAAGCTATCCGTAAAGCGTGCAATAGGAAGAGCTGGAGTTAACGACTCTTCATTGTAAAGCCAACCATATCTGTCTGCTACGAGAATGAAGCTTTGTCCTGGAGTGAGGCCGCCAACCACATTGATTTTGCGGTTTGGTCTATCAAAAACAATATCCTCTTTTTTGATTAACAACCCATTAACAAACAATACGACAGTATCTGTATTTTTGGGGAGGAACCCAGCAGGATAAGAGATTAAGTTATCATTCCCGACTTTACCGATATGCGTTGCAGCATCATATGGCGTGTAGTCATTGCCTTCGCAAGCATCTTCGTGCAGGTCAATGATTGCCCATGCCATGTCTGGAGAGGCGCCCTTGACATAAATGAGGCCATTGTTTGCGATAACAACATCGCCTTCTGGCTCGCTCAAGGCTTCGCCATTCATAAAGACAAGAGGACGTACATAATCACGAATGGGGCGGATGACACCATAACCATTTACATCAATCGTTCGGATGTATCCATATTCACGTTTAGGAACGTGCAATACGCTGACTTCATATGTTGACGTATTTTCTTTTGTGATTATGGTCTTAGACGCATTATCAACTTCATAATACGGGTCTTCATAGTTATAGCCATTGACAAAGACGTTAAATGGCCCATTAAAGCCATTGATATAATAAGAAGTCGTTGCTTCTTTGAAGTTAGACTTATGCATGCGCCCCGTAGACTTCATCCAGTTGAAGTCATAATGGACAGCAAGAACGTAGTCATAGTTTTGGGCCGCATCGTAAGACAAGAGAATACCGTCTTCAACTACGGTATAGTCCATTTTCTTTACAGAAATGGTTCCATCTTCATTTTTCGTATTCTGGTCAGGAAGAAGAAGGTCGCCCTGATATTCATTGGAGCGGAAACCATAATACTCTGTATCTGCAGAAGAAATCTGAATGCGAGGATTATTGCGGTCTATCTTGACAATACGCTTAACAATGCGAGACAGGCGCCCCGGATTGATATGCAGTAAGCTCGGTGTAACATTTAAAAGGTCGTTCTTATAATACTGGATACAAACCTTAGATATTTCTTCGTATTTCTCATTGTCCAGTTTATGGTCTAAGAACATTCGCGCAAAATCAATATTGGGAACCAGCATTTGTGCCTTCAATGGGTAGGGCAAATTTGGCATTGCTGGAGGATTTTCAATTGCGGTAAAATTCGTGAGGTTCCATTTCGTACCGTTACCAGTAACTTCCGAGTCTGTTTTTGCATCAAGGATATTCTGTAAATACTTTCTTTCTTCATCTTTGTACTTAGCAATATCGTCATCTTCAACGATTGTATTACCAAGTCTCCACAAAGGACTAATCAAAAGAAAGTTCTTGAAAACGTCAAGGGAGAACTGCGAGCCATCCTCTAAGAGGGCTTTTGCGGGTGTCCACTGTGAACCATCATAGTAGCAAAGCACACCGTTATAAATCCAGAGCTGTCCACGAATAGGATTTTCTGGAGGCAGCATGGACATTATTTCAGATGTTATTTTAAATTCTTTTTCGTAATATATGCGCCACTTGTTCTGAACCGGATCCCACCATTTTAATGCATTGTTTTTTGCATCGTGCCACATAGAACGTTCTAGCTTGGCGACAGGTTCCGTTCCTATGGCTGGAGTATCTGTTAAATGTCTAACAGATTCATATATCTTATGTAACTCAGGGTTATATAACTGTTCAGATGAGCGGCCAATCGAAAAGTTTCGATTATACGGCTGGGACAAAAAATGCACCCACTTTCTGTGTATATCAGTATGATTAGTAGTTATCTTCCTGTATATTACTCTAAAACTTGTTTTTAGGCATAAGAAAACGCCCTAAAATAGGGCGTTATTATCAGAAAGTCTCTGTATAGTTTGTATACTGCGGAAAGTGGTCGTGGAAGATATGGCGGCGTAACGATACTTCCACATACTCAAGGTTAGAACGAAAGAGTTCATTCACAACAGAACGAGGTGTAGCTCGTATATTGTATTTTTCAGAATTACAGCCATTTATAATAATTTGATTTTTATTTGGGGTAGATACTGTATATGTCGTACTGAGGCCGACATCCGAGAGAGGTATTACGCCGTCATAATTACTGGTTAAATTAAAATGGTCTATGCGCCCTCTTTGATGTGCAAAGCATACCACATAATCATAACCATAATTTGCGGCGAAATTTTGTGTAGTTGCGTCTGGATTTATTTCCATGTAGTCGTGAAATTGATTCTGCGGCACTACTATATCAAACTTTTGGTCCATCGCTTTTGTAAAATATTCTTTAATGAAATTAATATTTTCTATCGAACAAGTTGGAATCTTGGTATCGGACTTCCAAACAAAGGCGATTGATGCTGCTTCTGTAGTAGAATATAAGGATATCAAAAGAGCAATGACAAAAAATACTTTTTTAAACATCTTCTTGTCTCCTTCTTTCGTTTTTTGCTATACTTATTTTTTATCATAGTATAGCATACCACGAAGTAAAGAACAAGAAAGAAAATACTTTGATTTTAGGTCTTTTAGCTTTTTTCTTGCTATTGCGGAGCCATTTTTGAACAAGCCTCACGCTTACCTTTTGTATATTTCTAAATATCTATTACCTTCTGCAGATAGTAAATGCCGTTCAGGATGTTACTATGTTTTTGGGCACGTTATAATTCAAAAGGCAAGAAAAAACGTCCCGACATGGGACGTTTTGAACAAAAATATTACATACCATTCATTAAGGTTTCATACTCAGACCAAATATCTCCTGTAAAATTAATATTCCAAGCTTTACAACATAGAACATAATATTCTCTGTAGCTTCCTCTATCTCTTATACCTTTCATCGACCTACTCCCTCTACGAGATGTAAATATATGGTCTTGCATTCCGTACGAACCACTGTCGCCGCTGGCATGAAAGAATATGCAATTTTTCTCTGTGTATCCAGGGGGGACTGCACAATAATGAATTCCATTTACCCATTCGTCACGATATGTGAGTTTATATTTATCGGGAACTGGTTTTGATTTTCTTGCATATGCCTCATTTAAATCTTGTATTTTAAAAAGCTCTTGGCTAGAATATCCTTCTATACCGCCGATCCCCATAGAAGAAATGGGCATTTTTACTCCATCCACGTAAGGTGCTACAACATTTTTGCCGTTTTCCGTTTCATACTTGAGGGAAATAGCTTTAGATGGTGTACCATTTTTTACCAGTTCTTTGCCGTCTATTCTATTTTTCTGAGCATTCAATTCTGTCTTGGTGGCATATGTGCTGGCAATATTATTGTTGTTTCCGTCATTCGTGGCTTTAGTCGCACTATCAGCAGAATTAGCGGAAGTAGCATGTTTAGCTTCATCTGCATTCTTCGCATGAGTAGCTTCTTTTGCACTGTCAGCAGAGTCTGCTTTTGTAGCACTTCCAGCTTTAGTTGCGCTGTCTGCTGTTCCAGCTTTGGTAGCGTAATTAGCGTTGTTCGCATTTTTAGCACTATCGGCTGATACAGCATGGTCAGCTTCTTTTGCGCTGGTAGCCGACCCTGCTGTGGTTGCCGAGTCAGCTTTATCTGCTGTAGAAGCATGGGTAGCTTCGGAAGCTGTGGTAGCCGACCCTGCTGTCGTTGCCGAGTCAGCCGACGTTGCATGTCCGGCCTTTTCTATCCATGTCTTTTTTTCGAGAGAGCTGACGCGATTCGTAAGTTTTGCCGCGTCCCCCTCAATGGTCGCACATCTTGTTGTTAACGTATCTGCGCGCCCTTCTAATTTAGTGGCGCGGGTTTCCAGGTCAGTAGCCCTGCTTTCCAACTTTGTTGCACGGTTTTTTAGCCCAGGTACTTCACCTTCTAATGTAGTTGCACGTCCTTCTAATGTAGTTGCTCGTCCTTCTAATGTAGTTGCTCGTCCTTCTAATTTGGTGGTGCGAGTTTCTAAATTCGTCTTAGAAGTTTTTAAGTTAGATACATCGTTTTCAAGTGTGCCGCAACGCCCCTCCACTTTGGAAGTTCTTGTTTCAAGATTGTCTGCCCGGCCTTCCAAGGAGGAAGCTCTAGTTTCTACATTGGTAGCTCGCGATTCTAAGGAGTCCGCTCTGCCTTCTAAAACGCCGGCCCTTCCTTCAACCTTGGTAGTTCTGTTTTTTAACTTATCGATTTCCGTGTCGTGACCATTAAGTCTCTGGACATTATTATTAATTACTTTTTCATCAGCAGTAAGATCTGTGCGAAGGTTGTTTGCGTCTGTTCTAAGTTTGTTAATGTGAGGCATATATCTCGTATCATGCCAGTGAGTTTCTACTTCACCAACAAGATCCAGATTTTTGCGGGCCTCAGCTCTATCAGTCAAATCAGCTAAATTTTTATCTCGTCTTAATCGATTACGGATAGCATTGTCGTAAATGCCCTCCCAGACGGGAGTGCCATTTGCCAGCCGCTCTTTAAACCATTTTAATAGTGCCATTTGATTATCCCTCTATAACTACAATGCTTAAATTTTCATCGGATTCATTTCGAAGCGTATAAGAACCAGCGTCATATAAGACACTAACTACTCCATCGGCCGGGGTATATTTGCCGCCAGATTCTTTAGCTAACACCCGGACTGGAACCGACATAGCATTCACACAAGCAAACGAAATGCTTGCGCCCGCATTTAATGTAGCAGCTTTTCTTTGTTCTTTGATATTAAAACGTAGCACTCCGCCACCACTTAATACATAGGCGATTATAATGCTAGAAGCTCGGTCTACTATAAAAGTGTTCCAGTAGCTAGAATTGTTTTTAAAGAAATTAGCATTCTCAGTAAAGCTTCCATTCTTTTTTTCGTATACTTTGCTAGTACTACGAACAAAAAGCGTAGAAACCGAAGCGTTACTTACTAACGCGCCCTTGTCGGCTTCGTCTGCTACGGAATACATTTGATTGAAAAGTTTTTTACCTTGTACAACCCCGTCTTTTGTGCCGCATGATAAGTAGTCGCCAACCGCAACTTGGGGAAATTTATTCATCATGGACGACAATCCATTGACGGAGTTTAAAGCCGCTTCACCGCGGTTTATTTTGCTTTGAAGTGCTGAATCCAGGTCTGTTTCATTGATTAGCACATTTTTGCTACGCTTAGTGTCCAACGCGTTATTGGTTGATGTCTCGAAAGAATTAAAGCGATTGATTAACGGTGTGATTTTGTCCAGCTCTTGGACTACGGCTGAATCCAAATCGTTTTTCTTAATCGCTACGTTCTTGTCTCTTTTGCCGTTAAGAAGCGTTGTCGTATCCGATTTCACCGTATCGATTTTACTGGATAAGCTATCAATACGATTAAACTCTTGAATAACTTCTGAGTCTAAATCACTCTTTTTAATGGCTACGCCCTTATCTCGCTTATTGGCAAGCGCGGATTCCATATTTGTTTTGTAGGTATTAACCTGCAAAGCTACAGAGTCTATTTTATCTAATGTGTCATTGACAGGTTTACTTAAGTCATTGCGGCCAATAAGAACACTTTTATCTCGTTTTCCATTTAACTTGTTATCAATGGATACGGACAAGTTAGAAATAGTACTATCGATTTCTCTTATATGAGCAAGCTGTTCATTAATACTATCATTTAAATCTGTTTCTGCAATAGGAACATCTTTATCTCGTTTTTTCGCGAGCAGCAATTCCATTTCCGCGGGCAGAGAAGTGACAGTTTCATTGACTTTTGCTAAAGTATTTAACTTACTACGGACACCAGAATCAAGGTCGTCTTCGCTGATTAGAACATCCTTATCCCGTTTTTTATTTAAACCTTCATTTATCGCGTTCGTTAATGAGTCCGTTTTTGATAATGCCGTTACTCCTTTGTTTAATTTATCAACAACGGCAGCATCGAGGTCAGACTCTACGATTGATACGTCTTTGTCTCTCTTGTTGGCTAAAGTATTCTCAACAGTAGAGAAGCGATTTAAAAACGTATTGTTTAAAACTTTAATCTGATTGATTTCATTTTGCGCAGAATTAATTGAAGCAGACAAAGAAGAAAGCGTTTTATTAATTCCTTCAACATTTAATGCGTCGATAATATCGCGAATTTCTTTAATGCTATTCTGCAGGGCTTTTATTTCAGCCTCATAATCTTTACCAGGTTTAATTGCGCCAACTTTGTCTTCCAAGCTATTGATTCTTTGAAGTAAAGCAGGATCTAAGTCTTTGGCCGCAACAACCAGAGCCTGAGCTAAATGCTCTTCTAATTTAGATTTGACTTCATTGATTTTACCGTAGATGGCTGTACGATAAGCAGCGTCAATATCTTGTTCTTTAATTACTTCGGTTTTCTTTCTGTACTGAGAAAGTAAAAGGTTTATTTGACCATCCGTGGTTTCCCCGCCAGCGATAAGTGCTCTAAGCGATGGGTCTAAGTCACGAAGGCGTATTTTCTGTGGCATAAGTTATTACACCTTTCTTATTTTAATCTATGTTACGTAGTATTAATGTCCTATTGCTAACCAATAGTGCTTGCCGGAGGCTTCTGCAGAATAACCTACGCCGCCGTCGTTATCATTTGTGGCACCATGAAATGTTGCGCCAGTTTTGCTTAAGCTTTTGATATGCATAATCCCAACGCCATTCCAGTTTAATTCTTCCGAAGCGTATCTCGTCGTAATAAGCGAATCGCAAGAGTTAGGGAACGGTTTTGGGAATGTTAATGTGCCGCCTTCGTGGAATCCCCACTGCATCAATATGGGGCCGAATTGCGCCCATCCCGTTATTCCGGTCGCAACATCAAAAATATTCTTCGTAGAAATAGGCATTCTGACCCCATCTACGTAAGGCGCAATAACGTTTTTACCGTTTTCCGTTTCGTACTTAAGAGATATAGCTTTTGTCGTGGTTCCGTTCTTTACAAACTCTTTTCCATCTAATCTACCTTTTTGCGTATTTAATTCGCTTTTTGTAGCATAGGTGTTTACGATATTATTTCCGTTACTATCGTTAGTAGCTCTGCCAGCATTATCGGCATTAGTCGCTTTACCCGCGCTATCTGCAGTACCCGCTTTAGTCGCGTAACCAGCGTTATCTGCACTAGTAGCTTTAGTAGCATTATCAGCTTTGCTTGCGGAAGCCGCGTGTTTGGCTTCTTCGGCGTTATCTGCGTTTAATGCTCTGGTGGCCGTGTCAGCCGTTGTAGCCTTATTGGCTTTTGTCGCACTAGCCGCTGTATTGGCACTAGTAGCGCTATCAGCCGTAGTTGCTGTTGCGGCATGCTTTGCTTCTTTAGCGTTATCTGCATTTAGAGCATGCTTAGCTTCATTTGCATTTTCAGCATTTGCCGCCTTGTCGGCATTGGTAGCACGCGTAGCGTTTTCTGCTGAAGTTGCTTTTGTTGCGCTATCTGCCTTGGAAGCTGTAGCCGCATGAGTAGCTTCTTTTGCATTGTTGGCATTTTCAGCATTAGTTGCATTATCTGCTTTGTCGGCCTTATCAGCTCTGCCCGCTTTGTCGGCGTATGCGGCCTTTTCAGCATTCGCGGCTTTCGTAGCATTATCAGCTTTAGAAGCCGTTGCGGCATGTTTAGCTTCAGAAGCATTATCCGCATCAGTAGCTTTGGTAGCCAAATCAGCCTTAGAAGCCGTGGCGGCATGTTTAGCTTCGTCTGCATTTTCTGCTGTCTTTGCCTTATTGGCCGAAACTGCATGATTAGCTTCTGTCGCATTATTGGCGCTATCGGCCTTGGTGGCAGAGGCAGCGTGTTTTGCTTCAGAGGCGTTGTCTGCATTCAAAGCTCTTGTGGCAAGTGCGGCATTATCTGCGTTGGTAGCCTTTGTTGCGCTTGTTGCACTGTCCGCATTGGTAGCGTGTCCCGCATTGGTAGCAAAACTTGCATTCGTAGCTACGTCGGCTATATCAGCATGTCTAGCGTTATCAACTTTAACTTTTTCAATACCGAGAATATCTTTAGGAACATGAGTATGTCCTACATAAGATACTTTATCTTCGATGCCGTAACCAGCTAAAGACTTTGGACGAGTCTTGGGTCTAATGCGCGCCCAATCAATCATTCCGTCGTCTTCAATGTAGTCGCCCAACGGGTCGTCATCAGCCAACGTACCATCTGTATCTAACCAGAAGTCGCCTACTTCTGCGGCCGTTTTGTCTGGTTCATTAGGATTAATAAATGTACGAGGATATGGATTACCCAAACGAAAAGCGTGAATATATTCTGCCGTGATTTCCATGCCGTCTTCCAAAAGGTCTTCTGTAAGGCAGAAACGAGTTTCACTAACTTCTTTTATGCCGCCTGACTTAACCGAACGATGCAAAACATCATCGATAGAAACTTTTAAGTGGTTACGATACATAGCGTAATCGCCCTGTTCCAAGCTAAATACGTAACCTACTTTTTCTGTGTTCCTATACTGATTTTCAGGAGCGTTATTGTCCAAAATCAAATATTTTTTACATTCAGTCCAAGTGGGGTATGTACCATACTGGCCATATTCGCCGCACATTCCTAAAGCGTTCTTATACAGAATGATACCATGACGAATGTGAGCGTCATCTTTCTGAGAGTCATAATAATAAGTGAACTCTCGCTGTGTGCCAGGAACGCTAAGCTGTTTTATAACAAAAGTTTCAATGCTAACGCGGCTATCTTTCACTACGTTGATTGTGCCGTCGTTTTTAGAACCAGAAGGAACCCAATCTGATTGACCTTCCAGTTTAACCATTTCAATACCAGTTTTTGTATCTATGAACTTAGACCCGACAGGTATCTCATTCCAAGTGTATTTATTTTTATCTTTTTCCGTAACGATAATGGCTCTACCTTGAGATAAGGTATTTTCATTCACCTTACGGATACCGCGAGTTGTCG